AGAACCTTTGTAACCAACCAACACAGGTGTTGAGTCAGATGCATAAGAGTCAACGAACACACGCATAGCGCCGTTCAATGTACCCACAAACTTGGTGTTTGTAGGTGCTTCGAATGTTCCTTCTGTTGTGCGAGCAAAAGCAGAAGTTGTAGCAGACTGAAGAACAGTCAAGCTAGCTGGAGAAACAACAGCCCAGTTACCAGCGCCACGACGTGTACGCTGAGCGATCAAGTTAGCAACACGGTTGATCAAAACAGCCAATGCGGCATGCTCGTCACCAACGAATGTAGCTGTACCAGATACAGTAGCTTGGTTGTATGTGAACTCAGTCTGAGCCAATGAGCGCAAGCTCAAGAGGATCTCTTGGTCAATCTCAGCTGTGATCTCTTGTGCCAAAGCTGCCATGATTTCGGCTTCTACGTCGATACCATGCATGGCTTGTGCATCTTGAGCAGCTTCAAATGTCCAACGAGCTTGCAATTTGCGAGTCTTGGCTTCAACAGCTTGTTTCAAGATCTGAACAGAGATCTGACGACCACCATTACCTTCAAGAGTTGCGGTGGCAGCACCAGCGTAACCTTGAGCGGCAGTTTGTGTTGTGGCAGCGTTGTCAGCACCACGAGCGCCTGCAGAGTATGCAGTAGCGATCTTGAATGGTGACAATGCTTCTTCACCAGCTGTAACTGAAGTTGCAGCGGCAGATTGGTCAGTCATAGTACTTGCGTAACGAACACGCAGAGTATGGATTTGACCAACTGGACCAGTCATAGGCTGAACACCAACGATTTCGTTAGCGATAACAGTGGGCATGACTCGACGAATCACTGGCAATATCACACGGTTCAATGTAGCAATGTTGCCGGATGCGGTGGATCCAGGACTGGCGTTTTCTGCCAGCAGGTACTTGCGGGTGTTCTCGAGGATTACACCCATTGTGTTGCGACGCGAGCCCTTAAGGCCTTCCATAAGGGCGTCTTTGGTCTCGTCCCAACGGCTTTCTAACAGATTTTGTGACATTTCTGTCTCCTTTTCTTCTGATTACAGACCAGCCAGGCGTCGCAATGCAATGACGTTACTGTTGTCAGTAATTTCATCGTCTTGGTCTGCGGCTGGCGCGGTTTTCTTATCCCCAGTTACTGCTCGCACACTCTCTTGGATCACCGGTTTATTGGTTCTCGGGGAGGCTTCCGCAAGCACTGCTGGTAGATACTTCTCATATGCGTTCTTGAGACGAGACGTCTGAACGCTTTCCAAAAGATTTCGCATGACTGAACGTTTTTCATCGTTGAGCGGGCCCAACAATTCTTCCATTACAGACTGCCGCTGATTTTCATCGCGGATTCTGCGAATCTCATGTTCTTTGCTTTCTACCAAGGCCGCATGTTTTTCTGAAGCTTTGACAGCTTCAGTTAGGGCTTGGTCCTTTTCGACAATCACGCGATTGAGTTCGCGGATACGTCGATTTTCGCGCAGATGAGTACTGGCGAATTCGGCTGCATAGGCTTCAAAAATCCGACGACCAAAACTGCTCTGACGAGCTGCTTCAATGTCTTCTTTCAATTGTGTCATTTCACGCTTGAGATGGCTTGTTACCGCCTGGGTCATCTTGTTTGCGCTTTCTTTAACAAAGCGCGACTTGAGACTTTCCAGTTTTTCTCTAGCTTCGCGGATCAGGCGTACTCGTGTTTCCACAATAGCACGCTTGTCTTGTGCGAATTCTCGGATTTCTTCTGACAAAGCACGAACAATGAATTGCTCGAGTTTGGCAAAGCCATCCGCATGTGCACGACGATCTTTACGTAGTTCGCCGATTTCTTCAGCTAATTTTGTGATCATGAAATTGTCAAACTTTCCAGATGACTCTTTCATTTTCTTAGTGAAGCGCACACGATCCTCGGCCACTAACCGCTTTTCTTCGGCTAGGCTTTGGATGTTAGACTGGAGACCTTCGGTAACCATGCGATCTAGAGCTTCCACCATTACTGTCTTGTCGTGCTCGTACCGGTGTGCAAATTCCTCGCGGAGTTCTGCACGTACCTGTTCACGGGCTTCAGTCAGTTTGGCGTCCCATGCTTCGGTAAGCTCCTGACTGACATCCTCAGTAATTAGGCCGCTATCGAGCAATGGTTTGATTGCATCTAGCATTGGTTTCTCCTAAACTTTGAGACCCTTGATGAGGCGTTTTACTTCCTCTTTCAAGAATCTCTGTACCTTCTTATCGCCCTGTGCATCTTTTGCAATATCCAACATTCTATGACCATGCTTCATATTCATCATGCCTTCATAGATTGCTTTGGGATAAGCATTGGGTGCACTAGGTTGTGCGACAATGTCCACAGTGACTATTTCAAAGTCACTCACTTTGCCGTCCAAGTCATTCACGTTGCCGCTACCACGACTTGACACGCCAAGTTTCACGCCACTCTCCAACATTGTGGACACTAATTGCCCCATCGGAGTTGGTAAAATCTTTAACTTACCAAAGCCATTGGCTCCGTCCATCCACATACTAGTAATCATATGTGACACACGGTCTAAGTTAATCTTTAAATCATCAGGGTGATCTACTTCACCTAGGACTGAATACCCTTCAACAATCTGCTTGTTAAGAGTTTCAACAGCACTTTCAATTTCAGACACGGGGTAGATACGCTCATTAGCGTTCTTTACCCCACCCTGAATGAAGATACCCTTCATATAAAGGCTCTTCAAAGCACCTTCACCCGAGCTTTCGACCACCATGCTGGCACGGTCAAAAGTAAGGTGTTCCTTAAGATAGAGAGCCATCTATCCCGCCTTACTGGATAACTGACTTGGTGTTGACACCAGTGCCCTGAGCCAGGTGTGGCTTAGTAGCTGGGGTTTGTTTTACCGAGCCCTGAGCTGGAGTATTTTGTACTCTACCAATTAATTCTTTGGTACTAGGAGCTGGACGACCTTGTGCAGTTTCACCGGTAGTATGTACTGGCTTGGCAATAGCACCACGTGCGCCTGCATTAGCAGCCACTGTAGATTTCTTGTTGATTCCTGCGTCTTCAGATTTTACTGGAGCAGGAGCTGCCTTGAGAGTTATAGCTTCTTCCATGGGCATACGCATGCTTTCGGTTTCCAGCTCATCGTCAACTACTTCTTCACCGTCCATGTCTGGTGTGTCCATGCCCATGCCAGTGTCAGCTTCGTCGCCCATTAAAGATTCAAACTCAGCCATGAGTTCGTCTAATTTGTCTTCAAGATCAACCACGCGATCTTCTAGACCGCTCTCATCATGATCATCTTCCATGTCATGTGTTAATTCGGTGCCGTCTTTTTCGGCTTCATCGTCAAACTCAACATCAGACTCTTCTTCTTCTGACATGCCTTGCTCTTCCATTTCTACATCTTTGATGTAGTCATCGGCTTGATCACCACCAAGTGCCATGCCTTCTTCAAGGTCGTCTTCAGCAGCTTCTTCGAGTTCTTCATCTTTCATTATTTCTTCGTAGATCTGGCGACTTTTCTCTACCACAATCTCGTGAAATAGTTCTTTGGCTTTTGCCTCTTCATCATTGATCACATATTCGATCAGTTGTTCAAATTTGTTCATGGAGTCCTCCAGGTAAATGGCTCTGTTGATATTTACAGCACCAGTCAATAAACTAGTGTTTATCGGATGTTTTTCCTAGATAAATGACAATTTTTTTTAAAAAATCGTCAAATCATGGGCTGAGCAGGAGGAGCGTATTGAGTTTGCACCCGTTTAAGTTTCTCTTGAAACTCGTACTTCCGGATGTCGTTGAGCTGGCGCAAACGATTGATTTGGCGCAGAGTCAGCTTGGTTTTCCTAAGATCGTGCAATTGAGGTTGGCTGTTGTCTTGCGCAACATCCTGGTACTGAGGCGGCACTGATTGGTATAATTCAAGCAATATCATAATGATATTTATACAGTTGGGGCGGCACCTGCGGCCGGTGCAGAGCCCACAGCAGGAGCTACAGCACCAGCTGCTGGTTGTTGACCCGGAACAGCACCAGGTGCTCCAGGTACTGGTTCGCCTATGCCTTGTAGTTCTTGACCAGTTGTGATGTCAGATTCAATATCTCCCGGAGTCACACCCACTGATCTAAGATCCTGTCCAGCCATGGCAGGAGCTTCAGGCTTGGATCGTTCTTCATTCCACAACTCTTCGTTTTCTTGTATCTCTTCTTCACTCAAGCCAAGATAGCGTTTGAGCAAGAATCGCTTGCTTAGATATGGAACTTGTTCAAGACTTGTAAAGGTGGTAACCCGTGTTGTGTCCAGTTCAGATTCACGATAACTAGCAAAGTTTTGAGGTGGGTTAAATGCAATACTAAACAGACCCGAATCAATATTGAAACCGCGCCAGCGCATGAACATTTTGAATTCATCATCAAGTTTTTCCACAACCAGTCGCTGTAAACGCTCGCAGTACTGGTTGAACCGATATTCTTGAATCAATGCTGTGCCCACCCGACCGTCATTTGTTACTCGATCACTGTCGTCTGGGCCTGTGGGCAAGTAACTTGAGGGCACACGTAACCCACGGCACATTTTATTGTTGAAATACTTGAGGTCGTCAATCTCTCCTAGATTACTACCGCCCGGCAGTGTGTCTACACTACTGCCACGTCCATCTGCTGTTTGTGGAAAAAAGTAATCTTCATTAATACTCAGCGGATTGTAGCTGGAATCCATGATGTTGTTGCCGCCGCCAGTGCGACTGGGTATACGTCGCTGATGTATCTCGTTTTTCACACGCTCTACAAACTGCATGGCCATGTGGCTTGGCATATTACCAACGTCAATTTTGAATACTCTACGCTCAGGAGCACGTGCCACTCGATAGATCAGCACAGCATCTTCCAGCAGTTCTTTTTGTTTGAAAACTTTGAATATGGTTTCCAGCACGCTCTGTCCAAATGGCCAATAGAAATCCAGCCCCTCAGTTAGACTGATGTGTACCACGTGCTTGGCATCAAGCACTGCTTCATTCATGGCAGCGGCAAATCTACTCTGGCCAGTTCCTTGTCCACCATCGCCGCCCGAAGGAGCCACATAGTTAAAAGGAGCAACATAGCCCGAGCTGGGCGGATTACTTTGATAGTCAGTTGTGGTCTTGGCCGCAACGGTTAGATTTTGAAAATTGGGATTGATGTCTCGGATCACATACTGCTCAGGTCGCTTGCCTTCGCTTTCGTTTACGATCACGCGAGCCACTTTGGTCATGTCCACCCAATACATTTCAAATGTTTCAGGGTCGCGCACAAACACCTGATCACCGTACTTGAGTGTGTTACGGAACAGTCGGAATATTCGCTGATCCAGTTTGTTCAGCTTGACCCATTGCTGTAGCTGTTGCTTGATGATTTTGATTTCATTGTCAGTGGGTTTGTCATTATAGATCACTTGAAATGGCACATGAGTATTGGGATCTTGCTGTGTGCTAAATTCTGCCAGAATGTCCAAGCAGGCATTGATCTCCGAATCCATGTCCATGGCTTCATATTGATTGTAGCGTTCCACTCGATTGGGGTGGCCTGAATACACTTCAGGTAGCCGACTGGCATAATTGCGATAGACCATTTCCGCATGTGCATAACTGCCTGCTTCCGATTCGCCAGTCTGGCGTCCGTACCCTGGTAAACCGTTAGATCCTCGCCCACTAAGTGGACTGAGTTGGCCGCCTGTGTTAGCGACTTTAAAATATTTTTTCCATGACATCGTGTAGTATTTACTTAATTTTGTGCAACCTGCAACATTCTCTCGCTGGTGGAATTGAGTCCACGCTGGAGATTGACTAATTCTTGCAACAACTGCCCTAGGTTGCCCTGAGACTGTTGCTGGTTGATAAATTCTGTCATGATCTGCCGGAACTCCCGACCAACACGATCCACTGCGGCATCCGTTGTATCAGAGCCAGCTTTAAGATTATTGAGTTCTTCTTCCAGGATATTTCGGATCTCTGGCAGCAAATCCGTTTTGGCCAGGCTGCTGGTGTATGAGCCAAGATCTTTGGCAAAACTACCAATGCCCATGTTACTGAGGCTGACCGGGATAGTTTTGCCATCAGGCAAAGGTACCACAGCCTCAATACCGTGCAACATGGTTTCATATCCAGAATTTGGTCCAGATGCAATGCCACCATCCTTGAAACCAGTGTCAGATATGTGCCAGCCACTACGTGAATTTTGACGGAACCCATATTGTTCCAACAGCCCTAGATTGCGCAGTTGTTCCACAGTGCGAGTACTGAGATCTACTGCGCGGCCTTCCAGGTGAAGACTGCGAGTGGCGCCACCCACTTGAGTATTAGAACTCTCACTGCGATAGCCTGAACTAAAGGGAATGCGTTGACCAGTCTGTTGGAAGTAGTCAGTGGCCATGCCCACTAGACGCTCGCGGAACTGTGCTTCTAACCGATCAAAGTTTTCGCGATCACCTGATACTCCGCCCCCAAACTGGAATAGATCAGCAGGATTGGATGGGAGTGCTGATTGTGGTTGACCACTTGGTGTTGTTGGAGTCGCTTGTGGTCTTCTAGGCTGCATAGGCCCGCCTGATCGGCCACCACCTGGTTGTGTCTGCGCTCCAGGTCGACCAGTTGGATCACGTCGTGGTGCTGTGGGTTCTCCAGGCTGATCATTTGGCTGCACAGGTCCGGGCACAGTGCTTGCACCTGGCATTCGATTGAATCCTGGTCCCATTCTGGGTGGGGCTGGTGGCTGTGCCTGTGCCTGGCTGTCAGGTGGTTGTGTGTTTAGCCCACGACTGGCATCACGATCACGATCAGCCTTGGCTCCAGCAAGATATCCAGCACCAGCACCAGCTACCCCACCCACAAGTCCGCCTACGGCGCCGCCTGTTGCTGCGCCTAGAGCAGCACCAATTGCCGCACCCAATGGCCCACCTGCCATAAATCCTGTAATGGCACCTATG